TATTTGTACTATCAAATACCTGTGGATTTTTGACTATACCAATACGAGCAAACTGGTTTCCTGTTGGGAAATCTGGGTTTGTTATATCACTATTTTCTATTCTTGAGTAGATCAAAACTTTATTTGATCCCAATTCTCTGTATACATCAGCACCGTGACCACCTGAAGGAGGTATGATAACTGAGAATGATGCACCTGCACCAGTTACAACAGAGTCTAAGTCTAAAGTAGCAAAAGAGTATCCACTTCCACCATTAGTCACCTGAACAGAGGAAGGTTTACCATCAATAAAGGTAACAGAAGCAAGAGCACCTGAACCATCACCTTTTATAGGAACATTATTTTTTGTGCCAGTAAATTGATAGTTTGCACTACCAACATCTTCAATAACAACAGTCTCGATCTTACCATCAACAGCATTGTTTCTTACATCTGCTACATCTGTGTTGGTTGCCCAATCAGATGGAAGAGGTATGAAATCTGCACTATCGAATTTTACAATATCACTTGGTTTAATAGTATACAAATACTTCCAAACATATCCATCAGATTCTAATCTTGGCTCAAGATCGGTGTGTATGGGTTCGTCCAGCGAGACAATTCCTTGACCACCGTTTGAAGGACTTGCACCATTTGATATACAAAGATATACTCTGAAATCTTTGTTCATCACATAGTAATTTGAATTATAAAGATTAGACGCACTTGTTTGAGGTGTCAATTTATTGATGCTATAGTCGTGTCTATACATCTCAAAAATTGTACCCGAAGACCAAGTAATTTTTGAAACCACTCTGAGGACATCAGATGAATTTATTTTCTTTGCAGATATTAGAGTATCATAGATGTCATCATGCTGATCGAAGTTATCAATCGGAGATGGAGTGCTTGTATTCCAATCCGAAGCTTTCTCACTAGCATTTGGCAAACCAATAAAAACGTAATAACTACTGCTTGCGTTTCCTATTCCGCTTACAAAGTTTGACGCATTCAAGACTCTTATCTGATCAGTAATGATCGCTGGCATTATACTATTAGACTTTTGTTGTTTATTTATGTGTAATCAAGAAGTAATTTATTCGTTCTTTGGATTTCTGGAGCAGTTGAAAGTCCAGTCAGACCCTCAAGTGTGTTCACTGTAAATGATGTACCGATTGCTCCTGTGGTAAATTTCGCCCAACTAAACTCACCATAGAACGCACCTACACCTGATGTAAGACCTGTAAAGTTTAGTTGATGATTAGTTTCAATATTTGCTATAACTCGCATGGTCTCACCTATACCTGCGAGTGGTTGTATGTGACCCACTTGATAAACACCGTCTATAAATGAGTTACCAATACCAACTGTAGACGCTCTTGTTTGTGATAATGCTGTGACACCACCACCGACTGCACCTACATTTGAACGACTGACGACAAAGTAATCACCTGTTGCTATTCCTGTTTTAGTAATAGAACCAAACTGATTTTCTCTCAATGGTGAATTATTGGGTATAAAAAATTCAAATGTGATTGCTTGTGCAGAAACACCGATACCAACAATGTGACCTTCGTCTCCTGAACAATTGACACCTTCAATATCCTTGATTGGCATTACAAAAGTGGTAGACCCAAAACCAGTATTATCTTGACTATCAATTATTCTTATATTGAAATCTGTGTCATCAGGTTCTTCAGTTTTTCTGAATCCAAGACTACCGCCATCAGTGTACACCGATGTGTGATTAGAGGCGATACTCCTTATTATTTTTGTAGAAGGGAATATTCTTCCAGCATATACGATTCTTGATTTCGATACAACCTCACCATTTATAATAAGATCATCCTGTTGTTTACTCCATACAATAGGTCTTACTGTTGACCCATTAGCATTTGTGATGCCCTGCCCCTTGTAAACGTTTGTTTCTAATGTATCTCTTGCAATAGTCGCTGTAATAATTCTCTGATCTTGACTTAGGAAAGATGGATTGGAAGGTGTTTTAAGTATTTGTACTCCATCACCCTTCTTGATACTCTCAGGTGCAGTCAATTCTGCTATATCAGCATCGGTTCCTCTGTAGAATAAAACTTGTAGAGAAGATCCTGATCTAGGAGCTTCTTTGAATTCTATCTGAGTTCCTCCACTAAAGGTATATGCCTCATTAGGTTTCTGCAATACATCATCTATGAATATCATCAACACTTGATCTAAATCAATCAAACTACCAGTATCAGATTCAATACTAATCGGTTCACTATTTTCAGTCAAAGTAAATACACGCCTCTTATCGTTGAATTCATGTGAGAAGTTATCGAGAACTTGCATTTTACCAAATACCCAACCAGCAAATTCATCATCCTGTGTCTCACTTATAGTAAATGTCGCATGTTTGAATGTGGTTCCTATACCTACATTAGTCGGTATACCAACTACTTGAAGTTGCTCACCAGCAGTGTATCCATATCCAGTGTTAATGAGATTACTGCTTATAATACTAAGACCTACACCAACTGATACAGAAATCGATGCACCGATACCTGTACCTGAACTGACTAACTTGAGATCATCATATGGAACTGGATCATCAAAATCAATCTTAGGCACATCTGTAAAGGTATACCCCACACCTGGTGTGTTCATGAATATGTTTTCTATATGACCTGCTCTTACTGTAAATGTTCCAGCAGCACCTGTGGTAGGACTACCACCTCTTACATATACTTGATATGTCGAAGGTCCGTTAGTATATCCTGAACCCGTAAATGCCATAGACACTGTAACCGTGCCAAATCCTGACACCACTGCTGTCGCAATACCTGCTCTTTGATCTTGGTATCCATAACCTTGTGTGTTTCCAATTGATATAATTATACCCTTTCTTGGAAGGTTGTTTGCATTGACATCCGAAATACTGTAAGATTCGGAAACAAAATCTTTATTAGCGTTACCAGTAAATCTAACTGATGTAATACCAGGACTAGGACTACTAATAAAATCATAATCAATATCTGGTTTTTGGAAAATATTGTTTACAAGTATTGCACCAAAATCACTTGTGATACCTGTAGTATTCGCTCCATTTGATGTAAGAGTAAATGTTTTTCCAATTCCAGTAAAATTCTGAGATACGTCATCAAGTATCAAGTTACCATCATAATCAGATCTTATAAATGTTCTTCCTTGGAATCCAGATCCAATGGGTACATCAGACAATATCAATTGATGAGTTCCGATACCTGCATTGACTAAAGTTATACCAATTCCAACAAGTGCTTCACCTTTTGTTTCGGCAAATCTGAATGTATTTGGGGCATCCTGTATAATGAAGAAATCATTGTTTGCAAGTAAAGGTGTTGGTGGATTCAGTGATCTAATCTTGATTTTTGTACCAGTTGGTAAAAGTTCTGACAGTGCATAGAAACTATCTCCTGTAAAGTTTTCTGATGATACTCCAACCGATGCTCTGTTTCCACCAAAAGGAACATCAGCAAAAGTTATCTTATCGCCTATGATATTGTAATCACCAAGTTTGAGTTGAACTGCAGTGTTTGCTAAATGAGTTCCTTTCAAAGTCCCCATCCACTCACGGTCAACAAGTAAATTATTAACATTTCCATTATATCCAACGACCTGAATTCTCATTATCTCATCATTTATTTGGATTAGATCATACGATTTCAAGAAAGAAGCATCACCTACAGTGACTTCTCTATTTTGTACCATCACAACTGTGGTAGCAGCACCCACTCTAGTATAGAGGGGAGATTGTATCATATTGTCAATCGCTATTATTGCTTTTGTATTTCTTTTTTGTGCAGTAAATGAATGAGTAAGCCCAACACCTACAGTTGTGATCCCTATATTAGCACCAGATTTAGCATTTGCTTTACTGGTTGCTAACTGAATTTCATTCTCTCCTTTCTTGATTGCAAAAACAGATAAGGGCATCGTGGTCGCTGCTCCGACTCCATTTACACCATGTTGAATTCCTATAGCACTACCACCAGTTGCATCATACACTAACTCCTCACCTGTAATATAGAAATGATTTGGTATGACTATGGTATCAGAAGCTGCTATAACAACGGATGTGCTTGACCCATCAAATCTCTTTGTAAAAATTGAGTCACCCTTATGTGTCAGATTGAAAGTTTGTTGAAAACTCTCTGACTCTGAGTTGAAGGTCTTATTGATTGACGATAAGGTAAATGACATGAGGATATTTAGAGAGTTATTGAGGTATCGTTAGGAATATTATCTGGTTTGTCAATTCTAATTTCACTGGTTCTAACAACGTACGACTTGTTTGCCAATGGTAAGAATGTCATCACCACATTTCCACCACTTAGTATAATTTCTGTATTACGTATATCACGTTTTTGATTAGTGGCATTGGAAATGTTATTGTATTTTGTAAAGTTAGCATTACCACCAAATGAGTTCGCAGAAACCTTGAATACTGATCGTTTACTATCTGTCACGTTCTCTATTTCAACCGTATATCTCATAGATGTATAATTACTAAACGCTTTGGTAGAGATAACTGTTGCAGATGGAGATCCAGATGATCCTATTTCAGTTCTTGTTGCATTCAACTCACTATCTCCTATTTCAAGATTCATAATATTACTTGATACAGATGAAACTGTGGATGCGATACCAACAAGTGTTGTAAGTGTTTGAATCGTCACCCCTATACCTGCGACAGGAGTATACTTGAATTGAATTACATTACTCGACATATCAATATCAAAATTTCCCTGTGTAACACCAGTGCCTATGTTTGTGTAGTCTGTAAAATCAATGCTGTTTGCACCATTACATAAGAAACTGTACTCCTCAATTTCTTTTTGCCCTGCTCCATTGTGAACCACGAGCACGTCACCACTTTGGAACTTAGTGGCATCAACTTCAAAGAATACTACAGTAGAAGGTGATCCCGATGCAGTAAATGCAGATGAAATACCAGTTTTTTCGATATGAGCAAAAGCAGTTGTACCTGCACTCACACTATTAGGTATGCCTTCTTTATGGAAGGTTACGTCATAAGTAAACGATGCATTATATGGTTTGAATGATACTGATACATTTCCACCATCCATTGTGGCAGTGAACTCACCCAAATCAAAGGCATCAGATAAATCTGAATATTGGTTTATATAAACTTTCGCATTATCATGAGTTACTATAAACTCACAATATTGTGTAGCATTGTATGTAACTCCCAATGAAGAATCAAGAACAACCTGTGCATAGTATTTTACAGCAGAGAATGCAGCAGAAGTAAAGGTATCAATCTCAACTTCTCTTATCTGGTCTGGGTCACTATAGAACTGAGGACTTATGTCATCTATCTCAAGTACTCTATTAGTTTTACATAATAGTGAGTCACCAAATCTACTATGCTTGAATACTATTTGATCACTTATAGTTTCAGCAGCATTAGGTAATTCATATCCTGTGTCATGATCATGTCTTTCATATACTTTTGCTTGATTATCAATCAATACAACAGATGTACCTGCAGTTCCAACTGCAGTAATTGTAGCTGTCGTGCCGAGACCCACAGGGGCAGATGAAATCAGAAGATCAGAGTGTTTTTTGAATCCACCAATATGTGCTAATGAATCAACTGGTTCACTCCATGAACTTATACCAACAAAACTCTTGAGTGAATACGCAAAGTTTTGATAGTAATCACTATCCTGTATCCTTTGATTGAATTGATTGAGTTTACCAGTATCTTTTTCCCATCCATATATCTTCTCTACAGACACACCAGTGTCAAAGTTACCAGAATAAGTTTCGATACTCTCAATTGTTCCACCACCATTAGATATTTTACCTACAATTGAATCACCTGTATTGAATCCAACTGCACTATCAACTCTCAATACATTAGTTGTTTTACCGTCACCAAGAATAACTCTCGCTTCATTACTGCCACTATAAATGACTTCATTATTTACAAACACACTTTCAACCAATGTCAGATCAAACTGTGCTATATCTTTTTTATTAGCTACAGTACCATAACTACCAAAATCATGCACACCAGGTGCTGAAGGCACATCGTATGTGATAAGTGCTTGATTGACTTGACCTGGATTCGTTGTAACACCTGTTAATGTGAAATATTGATAATTGTAATCAACAGAGTTATATCCATTACCTGTGGTCACACCTAAGTTCTCAACAAATACTTGATCTCCCACTGAAAACGGGAAACTCATAGATCCAAATCCGAGAGGGGATGGGGTTTTTAGTCTTAGAGTTACTGTAGGTTCAGAATATGTCGCACTTATGATACCAACACCATTTGTATTATCAACAGATAATAATTTACCATCACCAGCTGACAAGTTACCACCACTCTTGATTATCTTGACATTACTTACACTTCCTCCTGTCATCTCAGGAACAAATTGTGCCTGTTGATTTACAGTATTAGTTTTGGAATTGAATAGAACAAGATTAGGAGCAATAAGATAATTATTTCCTGTTGATGTTATACCAACAGAGGCAACAGCAAAATTATCTTTCAGGAAGAATACTTGTGGCATTGCTGCCTGTGGTTTCAAGGTTCTGTCTGATGGATAATCGAAACCAAAGTCAATTACATCTACTTTATCAATAGCACCCACACTTTGTCCGACAGCCTTGAGATCAGCCGAGGATCCAGTTGTTGATGCCACTGATACTCTTGGTAAGTCTTTATAAGATACACCACCAGATGTTAATAGAATTCTACCAATAGGTCCTGTGATATTCTTTGATGTTGTAGTATACCTTATATCTGAAGTCGTTGTATAACCTGCTCTTTCTGGTATCTCGAAGATGTTATATTTGAAATTAGTAGATGCTACTGTGCTAATTCCAATTCTAGTATTGAACTTACTATCATTTACAGTGATCTTACCATATTCATTGACGCTATCATCTATCTCAATAATTTTACTACTGTCTTTACTTGAGAAATTGTAATACAATACATCAGGCACCTCTTTAGTAAATCTTACAGTCTTAGTTGCGAGAGGATCACCAGGTACACCTGAACTTGTAATTTCTATTGCAGATTTACCAGATCCAACAAACTCTTTCTTGAAGTTCTGATCTTCATAGAAATCTAAATTAACATCAGCCAGTGTAGATGAGGACATGTCAAATGTAAGTGTATCACCAGTCGTAACACTTATCGGTGGGTTTATTGATGAACCTATACTTACGAATCTTGTATTATCACTATATGTGGCAGCCACACTGCTGGTAGCAGCAGAGACCACACTAATGTCAATTGTGTCACCAGATCGTAAAGTATGTGCTGCATTTGTATGAACAGTAACATCAACTACACGAATATCTCCTGTGACATTACTTCTTTGTGATACGAATGAATGAGTATTGCCAATACCTGTGGCATCATCAAACATGACCTGCTGTAAGTCTGAACTAATACCTGACAGAGTTGTCACTATACCAATTTTATTTGCATCAATAACTTTGATGAATACATCGGGTGGTAATGGACGTTTGAAACCACCAGCAACACGCTTCATTGCATCTGTTTGATATGTCAATGATGTACCAGCACCTGGTGAGTATGTTACTTTCTCACCATCTCTAAATGGGTGTCTTGGTAAGAAGATTGTTCTATTTGGTATAAACTGATCACCAAAATCAAGTGTCGATACAGTAGAACCTATACCTACACCAAAGGTGAGTCCAACACCCACATCACCATCACCTCTGAAGTATTGTGCTACTTCACTCTCCACTAATTCATTTTTTATTGGTGTGAATGTAAATTCTTTTTCTAATCTAACAACTGACGAACCATAGGCATGTGCTGCTGCAGTTGTACCATTTTGAGCACGAAGTAAATCAAGTTGATTTTGAAGTAAATCTATCCCAAATACTTTGAACTCTTCGTCTTCAATTTTTATAATATCGTTTACACCAAACTTACCCACAGACTCCTCTAATCTTACACTGGTTGTAAGTCCAATACTCAACATAGAAGTACCTAAACCAGAACTTACTTCTCTTACCTTGATCTTATGATTACCGTTGAATGTGATTGATGCATCATATATGGTAACATTTGAACCATTTGCCAAACCGTGAGGTCCTGTCCATATTCCTGTTGCTGTTTTTCCATCGGACGTGAATTTGACACCCTCCTTCTCTGTGATGACAGATGCAATGGAAGATATACCAGGTCCTACAACTTCACTTACTTCCCCTAAAGCACCAAACCCCTTTGTATCAGTATTATCAAATACAAGTTGATCACCTACATTGTAATTCTCACCATCTCTAACAATAGTAATACTATCAATTGACCCTGATTGAACAGATACAATTTTACTTGTTTCTTTTGTGTTCTTATTTGAGTTTGATATGAACTCATATGTGTTTGTCTTATGAGGTGTGGTATTTCTTACTAATCCAAGTGCTACAGGGTCAAGATCCTGATTAGATGATAGTGCACTATTGAATGAATCATACTTTGAATTATATGTGTCACCAATTACATATGGGAATTGAGGTTCTCTGACATTGAAAAAAGGACTATTAGTGTTTCCGTTAATTCCAGTCTCGACTGTTGTGTAGTATGCATATATTCCGTTTGGATAATCAGGAGTAATTGCAAATCTGCCATTATGCCTGTCAAGATCGCCCAATCCCTCAACATAAGTATAATCCTCTATGAAAAATCCTGATGGGTACTGAGATGTTGGAGGTCCGTCTACCCTAGTCAGTGGTTTATAACTTGACTGTAAGTATGTGACACCACCCGTACCATCTGGGTTTTTGAAACAGAAAGGTCCGTAAATTGGATGACCATCATACGCATATCCTAAGATAGGTGAGTGTTCAACTCCCTTATCATTGAAGAAATTACGTAGGTTACGTGGAACAAAGTAGTTTACATATGGATTGCCGAGTGATGTTGCGGTTTCATAAAAACCATCATCCTGAGACATGTCACCACTCTTCGCATATCTCGCTACTTGGTTTACAGTCCAGTTATCTATATTCGCAGAATATATCGCACCCGAACCTGGTGTCTTAGCTGATACAGTAGTTTTTGCTTGTGTATATCCGCCACCTTTCTCAATCATTTCGATTGATACTATCTGCCCACCAGATACGACTGCTTTTGCTTTAGCACCTATACCATCACCAGTTATCGTGATGTCTGGTGTGCTGAAGAAGTCATTACCACCATACTTGATTATAATTTGATCTACACGACCATTTACAATGAATGGTTGTAAGAACGCATTCTTACCTTCCTGTGTATCAATGTTGGGTTTGAAGTTATCATTTATAACCGTAGAACCGTACTCAGAACCAACTCTAGACACATGAACTGCGTCAATGCTTCCTCTAATGACGGGGGTAGCGGTTGCATTGGCAGTTGTGATTCCTTGTCTTCCTGTGATTCTAACGTTAATAGGAGGATCCTGAAAAGTTTGTTCTCCGCTACCTGTAGATGTAAGATCGACATAATCTAATAAACTGGTTGATATCGATACTCTGAATGAGTTATCTGTTAGTTTAATTATAAAGTATTCTTTCTCATTTGTCAGTCCACCAATTGCACCTGTCCCCTGTGTATATTTTACAATATCACCAGAGTTGAATCCATGGTCGTTTATATCAATAGTATCTGTATATGTGTTTATACCAGTTATTGTAGTAACAAGTCTATTGTGAAATATACCATTTTCTTGAACAAGAATCTTATCTATCTTTCTTCTTTGTTTTGTAGTAGTAAAAGTATGAGTGCCACCACCGCTACCAGATATAGGTATAACACCTACACCTGATAAAGCATCTAATTCATTATCTGCTAATTGTATTTCATAATCGTCATTTTTGATTACGAAGTATGATGCGTCGTCAATTAATTTACCAGGTGTCGTTCCTATACCTATTGCGTCAGTATTATTAGTATTATAAACGATCTCTTCACCTGCCTTTAGACCATGAGCAGTTTTGAATGAGAATTTGTTTAGAGATGTATTTACTACTCCACCAGTTGTTGTAGAATCAAACTCAACCACTTGTGGGGTGAGTTTCATTTTTGGTCTAAGAACTGCTGTATTATTATTACCACCAGTGATTGTAATATTAGGATCTTCTAGATAATCAACACCTGGTGTGTCTACAAGCACGTCTGAGATGCTTCCTGATACTTGTGATACAACTGATGCACCAACACCACTATGTCCTGTCTGAGACACAGAGAGTCTTGGTCTATTGATTACGTCATATCCAGATCCAGTGTTTAGAACATCCACTGAGCGTAGTGATCCGTAATAAACTCTGTCGGTAGATTTATATGAATATATTTCAACACCGTTTGCAAATAAACCTATACCACCTTGCACTGTCTTCTCTTTTTCTGTGCTGTATTCAGGTACGGGGAACTTACGTAATAATCTTTGACCAGCTATGGATGTGCCAAAGACTGCTTCTGGAGTCAGGAAGTGGGTTGTAATACCAGATAGGTCAGATCCTACTATAGATGTGATGTATTGCCCTCTACGAACGTTCTCAGGGGTGTATGCAAGAGCCAGTGTATTCTGATCAATCTTTTTGACATAGTATGGTTGATTCTCAAGTAGATTAGTTAGTTTTGTAGAATTAGATGTGTAGTAAACTAACTCACCATCATTGTAGTTGTGGTCAGTTACAGTAAATTGACTTGTGTCTGTTGTAACACCTGCTGTAGAAAATGTTCTAATTCTTTTCTGAGGGGATATCTGCCAATGAGGTAAACTATTTGATGCAACATAAACTTCTTGACCTTTTGAGTATGAGTTTTGTACATCTACTGCTTCACCATCTTTTGTCTTCAATTGTCTTCTGATGAAGTACTTTATATTCAAGTCAATATTAGGAGCGTTGACTCTAATAGTATTGGATAGTGGAGCACCAGTAATACTACCCTGAATAATTTTACCATCAGGATCTATGATATCAACAGTATCTCCCGTATACAAAGCATGGTCATTTAATAATAAAATGCTGTAGTTGTTAGGTGATATCTGAGATATAGTGTTGATCTCATATTTTGCAGCAGTATTTCCTATCCATGTGGTAAATCTCTTACTACTCTGTTCTATTCCGAGTGTGCTGACATTGATAGAGCTTCCTGTTTGTTGTGTGTTTGCACTACCATTGAACTTATTGATAACACCAAGTATCTTCAATCTGACATCTGAATTGATATCACCATCTTCGTATGATACTGCAATACCACCTTGAGTTATAGTTGAACCAATACTAATCTCTGACGAGTGAGTGGTAACACCCACAAACTGCGTATAATTCTTTGAGGTGTATGGTAGAACAATATCACCAATTGTCAAACTACCACTACTTTCAAAACTTACTGTGCTATCTACATCAACAATCGTTGTATTGATACCAACGGTTTTTGTTACAAAAGTTTTTGCTGTCTGTTGAAATTCCCCAATCTGAGATCCTTTTGATATTCCAATCTGGTAATAGTTTCTTCCGCTTACGAATGATTTTTCTACACGGTAAATTGAACCACTAGCACCGCCTTGTGTAAGTGTTTGTCCTTCTATCTTGAGTGGATCTCCGCTTATTGCCTCGCAAAGCACAACATCTGCGACCACATAATCCGCATCTGAAGGGCGAATCATGTTTTTTGCGGGTTGAATCATCTCAACTGTTTCACCATATAACCCACCAAACAATATCTTGAACGCTTCTTCTGTACCCTTTGATTTGTAGAAATCAGTTGACTGTCTTATAAAATTTGGTTGATTTAGTCTACTGTTTAGTCTTCTCTCTGCAAAACCAGGTAAAACCTGTTTTTTTAGTTTCTTCAAGAATTCAGAAAGAAATACATTACTCAAATTATTGACACGGGCATCCTCTGCGTGAGTGGATATTCCACTGCTAGTAAATGTAAGACTCTCTGGTTGGTTTGTTTTACTATTATTCTCTATCCCACTGAAACCTCTTACACATCCAAAAAATGCTGTGCTACCTATTCCTGTATATGTGATAATCTCATTATCAATTTTTAATAGACCATATGACTCTGGCCAACCCTTTGTAGAATCTACGTATATTGTTTGACTTACGTTGTTTACAGGTGAAGTGAGTGATGTAAACCCAGTCAACACCTCATTGTTTAAGAAATCAAGACTTTTATATTCAATTATATTATCGGCAATGTCAACCGTTCCACCTTGATATTCTTGAGAGACATAGTACTGTTCTAAGAAATTTTCAAAGTTTGGATTTTCTGTAGCGATAGATTGAGGAATTTGACCCCGAACTATCTCGTGGATTTTGACTTTAGTTATTGATGTGTTTATCATTAATATCCAGAACCAGAGCTGCTAGATGGTGTTGATGACGAAGATGACGAAGTGTAGGTAGATGTTGATGTTGCAGAATCAGAAAGAATATTTGGTGTAGATGTAATCAGTTTACTTGAATCAGAGTGATTCGCTCCTGTCATCTTTTGACCATTATTCATTGTATGGAAAGGTCCGAAATATGGTTGTCCATCCACATATCCCACTAATTGTGTAGACCCAGTGGTGCTTGATATTATAGCACCTCTGACTTTTGATCCATTGGAGTAACTAGACTGTACATCGAATCTTGTGCCTGATGTATTTGCACCAGAAGCGATAGAATCTTGCCTCATATAGAAGTTACTCATACTCACATCAAACTGTAAATACAATTCTTTTCTTGCCAATACATCGTTTGACTCAGGAATCGCTTGAACCTCAACAATATTATCTGGTTGCACAGTTGATGTTATATTCACAGTATCTATAATGATTTCTCCCTTCTTATAATCAATGGTACCAAAGGATTTAGAGAGAATCTTTATGTCAGCGTCTGATACAATTTGGAAAAGAATCAAGTTACCCTTGTTAGAATCTCCTATCTTCTCATCACTGAAGTATACTGTCCCAACCGTTCCTGAAATCGAGAAACCTGTTGATTTGATATTATAAGAAGGATTAGGACAATAAAACGTATTATCGTAACATAATTCGTACTGTGCGAATTGATTGATCTTTGCATTGAGATTTCTTCTAATTCTGACTGTTGTGATATTAGACGTAATAGATGTATTTACGCTGTCAATAAGGGATAGCATTTTACTATACTTAAATCTACCACCAAACTTATTCAACTCTGTGCCACCTGCAAATGATGTAATCGCACTTATGACTTCTGATTTTAGATTATCAGGATCACCTATGAAGTTTGCGTTATAGTAGATTGTGCTATCTACCTCAACATACATGAACTTGAGGTCAACAAATTCAGGAACAATACCTGCTACAGAATAACTCTTCAATGATGATAGAATCTCTTTCTTAGTAAAGTCTGATAAGAAATTACCATTTCTAGGTTTTGCTGCGATGAATACTCTTCCATACTGAGGAGGATCTAGATCTTCCCCACCGTAAGCACTAACTGATTCTATGTTAGAATAAACAGTTGGAAGAATTGCTTCATAATCAGATGCTGTAACTGCCCTGTGCTGCGAGGCATAGCGTCTAGGAGCATAGTATTTTACACTCTGCAGTGATTCTATCTCATCACCATTATCAGAGGGTTGATTGACTGTTAGAATGGGTGTATAGTTTTGTAGGGTTGCACCATCCTGATCTATAAGTTTACCAGAGAATGAAAAGTCTCTGACACCATTACCAGAAGAACCATTAGTGCGGATATAGGAGATCTCCACCACATTTCCACTATCAAGTTTTTTACCAAAGATATTGTCACCGAATAATAGTTCATACTTCTCATCCGTTGTCTCTTGTAGTAAATAAATGTTCGATGTCGATGTAATACCTAAGATATTGTCAACTAACTTGAATTCTGTTTCTGTTGTAGATGAAACATTATCTCTCACTTTGACTCTAATAGTTGATGTGTCTATACCTTCATTAGGTAGAATGTATCTTTGATTTTTCTGACTACTATCAACAACAAAATTAGTTTCTAAATATTGACCCTGAAATATTTCTAATGTTCCTACTGCTTCTCCACCAGATGCTGTGCCTGTGACTTGCTCTGGTAGAGAGAAGATATAACTTGTATTTGATACCCTACCATTTGACACAATGCCTGGTTGGAATTTTATTTGTGTAACTGTGCTACTTAGATCTGAGATATTATAATCAACCTTTGCTTTCGCTGCTCTTTTAGATCTTGGTACATATCCTATATTTCTTGCTAATGATACTACATTCTCTCTTATAGTCGCACTGTCAATGAACGTCTCGTTCACTGCCATATTTGTATTGAATGCTGTAATATATGTGTTATACGCTAAAAGGTTTATAAGAACCGATAAATTAGAACCCTCAAAATCAAAATCAGTAAAATTACTATTTGATCTAAGGTAATCCTTGATTGAGGTTTTTATATCCTCATAATTGAGGTTTGTGTATTGTTGCAGTGCCATTATAACCTAGTTGGTTCTAAAATGAAGTTTAGCGATTGTGCGGGAGCAGATAGACCCACGATGTCATAATTTATAGTGATATCAATAGCATTTTGATCAGGAAAAGAATTCACTTTCACTCTTTGAAGTAAAACTCTTGGTTCATAGTTAGTGATGACAGTTTCGATCTCATTTTTTATGGGGTCGATATAATCATCATTTGCTAATTCAAAAAGTGCTTGTTCTACCCTTGTTCCTATCAAATCATTAAAGAATACTTCTCCTATCTGTATCCTTACCAAATTTTGAACAGATCTCTTGATTGCATCCTCATTTTTTAGAGGAAGCATATCATTGGTTATTGGATGACGCTTGAAAGAAAGCGAAATATCTTTGAAACCTTGAGATGTTCTTTGAACTGGCACTATTTTACTACGATCTCGTGTATTTATCTATTTAGAGGCAATAAAAAAGGGAGTCTCTCGACTCCCAGTATGAAAAAAGACTAATAAACTCTCCGTCGCCAGGTGATCTGTCGGATTTTACTCGTCTTCTGTATCATCGCCCAAATACTCAACTCGTACATCATCAGGATGGGGTGTGCCCACCGAATAAAAGTCATCTGCAAAATCTTGCGTGATGTCCATCATTTCATCTTCCGTGACAGAAGCGTGAACCTTTTCTTCCCCAACGTATATATCATACTTTGCTGCCATTGTTACATCGGTTACATTATTTGTAACCATTTATAAAATCCTAGTTTTCTCGTGACCAACTCTACACTTTGGATCTATCCAAATTTCATACCCTGCCTTGATTGCATCTAAACAGAAAGAAACGTCTTCACCACACATGTCTTGTACTTCTCCTGACTCGAATACTTGCATCTGAGGAGCAAACCATGGATACTTCATTTGCTCATTTTCAAATACACCTTTCTTAATAAGTAACCATCCAAAACCTGTATAATCAACTGTAAATGGTTTGCGTCTCTTGACAATTCCATCAACCATCTCATGATTCATAACACCACCATTCTCTTTGAAATCGTTTTCTTCCATCCAATGAGCACATGATGTTGTACGACCATCCTCAGTTACATACCAACCTGCTGCAAGATCTTTGTCCATCCATACAAGACGATAGAACTGCTCAATACCAAAAACAATATCACTATCAATCCATAACTGATAATCATACTTGAGTTTACCATCCCAAGGCACCTGATCAGGTCCTCGTAATACGTTTGCACCCAGACACTTACATCTGGCAAAGTTTACCATAGATGAATAGTCTTGCGATATCTGTATGCTTGCACCTGCTTGCACTAACTCAAAGCAGAGAGATACAAAATTTTTCAGATAAACGTATGATACTCCTCGACCTGGTAAGCAGAATACTACACTCTTTCCTTTGATGAGTGGTCTAGCATTCTCTATTGAAAATTCTTTCTTTTCATCTGATTTTGGTGCAGACGAAACCACCTTGAATCCTTTTGCCATTACGAATGATCGCTGTCAATTCATTATACTGACTTATATAGTCGATGTCAATTTGTCTATTATCCAGTCTGCAATTTTTTCATGACCCCTGTAATTGAAGTGACCAATTGACTTATTTTCCTTGTCACTCCAATAATATTCCTTATTACCCCTTCTACCCAAAATAGTTTTTATGGATGAAGATAATTCAAAATTATTCCACGTTGTTTTTGCAACTAATGGCAAATCACCATGACACAATTCTCTCCATATATTTGTTCCTTGATATGATAAAGGGACATATTGCATTAGGAGTAATGGTATGCCTCGTTTTTCAAACTCTTGCTCAAGAATATATCTATTTTTGTAGAAGTTAGTTGCTCCTAATTCATGACTATAAAATTTATCATAAAACAACTGATTTGTTTCTCGCTCTTCTATAGTCTTTCCAATATTAGGTGCTAGTTTGATATTCATATTCATCCTTGCACAATGAGTCATCAGTATTATTGCATGGTCGCATGTATTGTCTCTTAACCATTTCAAAGTTCTCTCTACTATTTCATCATTACTTGAACCTGCTTTTGCATGATTGTAATGATCAGCACCAAGTCGGTTACTTACTAAGGTTGAGAATCTTTGATTTGTCTCAACTTCATAAGCACCATGAGTATATGAACAACCATTAAAATACAGAAACATCGTATCTCTCCGCAAACAGTTCTGCGTCTTCCCAAGTATTCACCATAGGTTTACCTTTTATATTGAGTGATGTATTCAGTAACACAGGACAACCAGTTCTCTTATACCACTCCTCCAATATGGGTCTCAGGATGCTCTCCGATGTCTCAGGTACCGTTTGTACTCTCGCACTATTATCGACGTGTATACAAGCAGGTATCGCCTTTGGTTGCTTACACTGATAGACATAGGACATGTATCTCGAATGGGAAGGCATATCAAAGTAGTCCTGACAATGCTCCTCCAAAACTGCAGGTGCAAATGGTCTGAACTTCTGTCTCTTCTTGATGTCATTTACTCTGTCTTTGTTTGCAAGTTTCC